CAGACCGATATCGGTTCGGTAGAAGCGATCGTTGGTCGCCGGCGATCCTGGAAATGACGTGCCTACCGGAACGCCACCGCGCGCGGAAGCCAGCGAACCACTACTGATATTCGAGGCATTGGTTGCATCGGTACTACAGCTCGTCGCCGCGTTGCTCAAATCCGAGCACGCCAGTTGACCAACCGTGAAGGGTCCGCCGCTCGATGTCTGCTTGACGACCTGGCTCGTGCCGCCGGTACTGCTGAAATCCGTCGTGCCGCCGGGCAGCGTGATCGTGCTCGTGCCGGCCGTGGCCGCTGCGTTGAGCGTGATCGTGCCGCTCGTTGCGCCCTTGAGCGCGAGGTCGCCATTGTTGATCGACTGGACACCGGACCAGGTATTGGCACCGTTGAGCAGCGGGATCGTTGCGCCACTCGTGCCAGTGGCCGTCGAGCATCCCGTCGCGCCGTTCGACAGATCGGCGCACGCGATCGCCGACGAGCCGCCGAGCGAAATCGAATGCCCGGCCACCGTCACCGACGAATTGCTCAGCGTCGCGTTCGGGATCGCACTGAGCGTGATGACGCCGGCACTCGACATCGTTGCGGTCGCACCCGAACCGCTGAGCGTGACGGGCGCGTAGGCGGTGCCACCGGCATTGCCGACGAGAATCTGCCCGGCCGATGGTGCGGTGTTCGGAACAATCGCGGCTTTGGTCTGCGCGTCGTTGGTCACGCTGCCGAGGCTCACATCGGAAGCGGTGACCGTTACATTGCTCGACAACGCGTGGCCGTTGACCGTGGTCGAGGTCGGAACGTAATTCGCGATCGTTGCCGTGCAGCCGGTTCCGGCATCGCTCAGATCGCCGCACGCCGGCTGCGCTTTGGTGAACGCGCCGGTCGTCGAGTTGTAGGCGTCGAAAAACTGGTGCGCTGTCGCCGTGGTATTTGCCGGCAGCGTCGGCGAGCCGGTCAGGTCCGAGTACGCGCCTGTTGTGGCGACCGTGGCAAGGCTCGGCGTGCCGGTGACTTGGGCATACGCCACCTGGGCGCAGGTCAGATCGCCATTCGCGGCAATCGTGGTTGCATACTGGTTCGCGGAGCAATCGGCTGGATTGGCCGCAAGCGCCGTGGCCGTCGCAGCATTGCCGGTGACGTTGTCAGGCTGGGCCTTCGTGAAGGTGCCAGTGGTCGCGTCATAGGCGCTGAAGAACTGGTGCGCAGTGCTGGTCGTCGTGGCCGGCACGACCTGGTCGCCGGTGTTCGTGCCGGAGCTCGTGCCGCTGAACGTGCCGGACTGCGTTGCCAGTGAGCCGAGGCCGAGGTAAGTGCGCCCCGCCGCCGCGTCGGCGAGCGGCAGGAAGCCGCGGCCGTAGCTCGTCGTGGTCAGCGCGGCGATCGCGGTCAGGTCCGAATCGAGCGGCTGCTTGCCGTCGAGCGCGGCCTGCAAGTCGAGCTGGTCCGACAGCGTGCCCGTGATAGTGCCCCAAGCCCCGCCACCACCACCGCTTGCGCTCTGGCAGGTGACAGTACCGTCGGCGGCGATCGCGCGGATCGCGTTACCAGTCGCGCACGTGCCGCTGACACGAGCCTGGGCATCGGTGATGCCGTAGCCGGCCAGTGTCGTCGGCGTGCTGCCGAGGTCGGAGAACGCCACCGCGCCGCACGTCGCGCGCGCGCCAGGCGTCAGGTAGCGGACAACCTGCGTCGAGCTGCAAGCGCTGGCCGGGTGACGGAGCCAGTCGGGAATCGTGTCGGCGTGCGCAACGGCGCCGAGCAGCGCCAGCAGCGAGAACAGGAAACGCTTCATGCAGGTGTCTGTCCCGTGTTGACCAAGAAAAGGAACCAGTTCGTTTCAGCAGCGATGTAGACCAGCGTTCCTGAGCACGGGCCATCCGGAAACGGTTCATCGCCCGCGGCACCGTTCACGGTCGCCGCGCCGCCGTTGATCGCGAAGCCAGTGCGCGCCTGCGGAACGAGGAACTGGATCGGCTCACCATCCACTGCGCCAGCCGGCAGCGTCAGCACGACGTTGTCGGCGTCGATCACGTTCAACGTTCCACGTGCAGCGGTAGCCGAGACGGCGTGGTGCGCGATGGCGAGCGCGGTTCCCGCTGGCCCTTGCGGTCCCGTCGGCCCAGCCTGCCCGCGCGTGACGAGATGCCGGAGCTGGCGGGCGCGTGTCAGCCGACGTGTGACGATGCGCGTGACGGTCACGACGGCGAAGACCCCAGCGCGTAGATGTTGATGCTGCCGCGGTCTTCTTCCGTCACCGTACCGCCGGAATCGGTGAACAGCAGCGCGAACGTGTAGCTGCCGACAATCAACAGCACGTTCCCGGCGTCGATCACTGCCGTAATTGTCTTGGCGGTGTTGTCGAGCACGCAAGTAATGGCGAGAACCAGCGCTCCGGCAGAATCGTAAATGTTCAGCGCAGCCGAGCAGCTTGTCAGATCAACCGGCGTCAGGTACGCGATGCTGCCGTTGGCAAACGTACCATCCAGCCGCGCCAAGTCGATGTTGTTGAACTTGACCGTGTTGACGTCAACGGTGGTGGCTTCGTGGAAATCGTCACTATCGGCCGGCGGCCATTCGTCGGAATTGATGTCGTCGTATCCGATATCGGTGAACGCGGCTACCCACGTCGCCGGCATGCCGTGACCGGTGATCGTCAGCGTCAACGGCGTACTCGAAACCTTCGCGCTGATCGCTTTGTAAATCAGCGGCTCGGCGCCGAGTTGCGCGAGGTAGTTGTACTTGGTGCCCTGGGCGATGCAAACCGGTTTCGTGCACGTCTTGGTCACGGTCAGATGATCCTTGAATGCCGACGATAGGGCCGTGCTGCGTTCAATGGATAGCTGGCTGGCCAGTTCACTTTGGACACGCTGGAGCGGCGCTCACTGCGCTTGCGATCTGTGTTGGCATCGACGCGCTTGCCGAAGCTGGCGTCAAAACGCGCTTCGGCCAGGGCGGCTTTTTCGGGGTTGACTTTTTCCGCGTCGTTGACCGAATAGCCCAGATACAGCGCCCAATCGACGAGGCGAAGATGCAACTGGTTCGAAATAACCGGCTCGTCATCGTCGTCTTCGAGTTTTTCTTCACACGCCGGCACGCGATAGACCGCCATGCGCAGCGTGCCGGTGTTATTCGGAATCGGCGCCAGTCTCAATGTGTGGCCGTCCTGCATGAAGTAGATCGGCCGGCCGGTTTGTGACCGGTAGTGAAACCAGCGTTCGCGGTCCAGCGCACTCTGGTCCGTGCCGCGCAACATGAAACCCGGACACGTTGTCCCGGCGTAACCGTCGACATAGACGTCGACGATGCCGTTTTGCAGAATCGAGGGATTGATCTCGTATTCGCCCGTATTGGCGCGCAATGGGATCGACAGAAATCTCGAGTCGGCGTCAAAGATCAGACGCGCGCGAACACACGCCTCGACCTGCGCCTCGTTGTAAAACCCGGTGATATCTTGATCGGACCACATATACGGTTTGTCCGTATCGCCGGTACGTGACCGATACTGGTCGATCAGATCGCGCAGGTTCACGCAACGACCTTGTTCAGTTCATTCCACGCGTTGAGCATCTCGCCGCGGTCGACATCGAATCCGCACAGCTTGCTCAGCGCATCCAGATCCGGCACGCCTTCCGCAGTGAAGCCTTCGACCCCATCGGCTTCGAGCAAGGTCTTGACGGCATTGGTGATGATGGCTTCGCGATCGAACTGCGCCGACGTGAGAACCGGTGCCGGCGGATTGATGACGTCCTCGGCCATGTTGTCGCTGACGCAACCGGCCATGATCGCGGCCTTGTGCAGTCCGGCCGGAAGATCGCGCCATTCCGAACCGACCTGGGCGCAGATGCCGCCAGTGGTCGCAACATAGATGTCGGCGTTCGTGGGACTCTTGAATTTCATTCATCCTCCAAAAAGAAGGGCGCCCGAAGGCGCCCTGAAATTGATCGACGAGGGCCGATCAGGTGTGGTCGACAAAGTTGCCCATCGTCTCGTCGGAATTGCCGGCGATGATGTACGCGAGTTCCAGGCCGTAATGCCCGACCGTGACGGCGCCGACCGCCGTGCGCGTCAAACCGACGAGCACCTGGCCGGCTTCCGGAACATGCGTTGCCGTGCCCGGCAGAGTCAGGGCGGTACGGCCTGCGGTCTTGGAGTCGGCGATGGAGCCGTAGAGCGTGTGATTGCCAGAGACACCGACGCCTACCGTTTCGCTGGTGGCGGCATCCGAAGCTGTCAACGAATACGCGGCGCCGCCGACAACAATGGCACCGGCTGGCAGATACACCAGTCCGACGAACGTGCCGCTCGGAAGATCGCCGAAGTCACATTCGACCCATGCGGTCTTTCGATCCTGCACCGCGCCTTTGTAGAGAATGGTCATGACTGCCTCCTTAGATGGCGTGGTTGATTGCGATGACGCCGAAGTCCTCGTTGGACTTGTCGTACGTCGAATAGAACACCGGCTTTTTCAGGCCGCCCATGTGCTCGATACAGATCGACTGACGCCGATTGTGATCGATGCTTTCCTCCTCCCATTGCGGGACTTCGAGGTCAGCCAGGGCGCCGGCCTGCGCGCCGAGCAATAGCGAACGCGAACCGTCCACCGCTGTGCCGGAACCCCACTTGCCGCCAGCGCCGGCAGTGCCGCCGGACGTTGCGCCCTTCGTGTTGAACACGCGGTTGTGCGTGGCGATGATCGCGCCGTCCATGGTGATCGTGGCGCCGGTGAATACCGGGTTCTTTTCCGAACGCGGCATCGCCTGGACAACGGCGGTGCGGAAGTCGGAATCCTTTTTCAGCGCGCCGTAGGTACGCGGATGCACGAGGAACAGGTAGTACTCCTGTCCACCGATGCGCAGCGGCGGAACGCGACGCGAACGCGCCTCGGTCATCGAGTCAACGATCATGCCGTACTTCGGCACGAACGCGGTCGTGACGACCGTGGTATCGCCAGCGGCGAGAGCAGAGCCCGTCCAGTTGAAGTGGCGGTTGGCGCTCGGAGCGGTCACGTCGGCCGCGAACGACAGCGAGTTGAGGTCATCCTGACCCGGCAGCGGAACGCGAACCGAGCCATCGGGGTTCAGCGAGTAGCTGATGCCCGAGAGCGTGAGGAACATGAGTTCGTCCCACGTCTGCGCGTCGACCTGGGCCAGCTTGTCTTTGGCTTCCATACGGAAGTTGTCGACCGACGCCTGATCATCCAGACGGCCCTTGTTCTCGACCGCGTTGGAAATCTGGTCGATGTTGACCTGCTGCCAATAGGACTGCAGGCGAGCCTGACGGCCGAGCACCTGGTTGTCGGCGATGATGCCGCCGGTCGGCAGATCGGCGATGAGGTGGATCATCGCGCCGGTCACGCCGCGTTCGTTCTTGGTGATCTCGGTAATGCGCTCGATGACGCCGGAGCCATTGGTGCCGAGATAGTTCTTGAAGAAGAAATTGTCGCGATACTGGCGATACGCCTTGTGGCGCCAGTCGAGAATCTTGGACGGTTTTTGTGCGCCAAAATCGGTCTGCATAGTCGTGTCCTCAGTGAGATGAAAAGTGCGCACGCGAACCCCGAAGCGGGGCGGCTTGTGTGCGTTTTTGGTTTCCGCAATGCGCCTGCGGTGGCGGAGAGACACGGCTTGCAGCGCCGAGAACTGGACTGTGTGGTGGTCAACCTTCCGCGGTTTACGCCGGCGGAAAAGGCGAGGGTCACTGACTCAGTGAGCGAGCCGCAGGAACCGCTGCGGCGCCGGTGAAACTGGAATTACTTGGCTTGCGCCCTCTGGCGCGCTTCCCATGCTTCGTGATCCTTCACGCTGCCGCCGATGTGCTCGGACGTGTCGACTACGCGGTCCGACGTGCCGCGCAAGGCGGCGGGTTGGCGCTGCGAGGCTTCGGCAGCTTTGCGTTGTGCGGCGATACGCCGTGCATTCGCCACGTCATCGACCTTGGCGGTTGCTGTCGGCGCATAGTCCGGCGCCACTGCCGCGACAGCCAGACGCAATGCCTTGACCGGGTCGATCTTCGCCGCGATCAGTTCGTCACGCTGCGCCATAACTTTTGCGATCGCCTCGGGGTTGGCGTTGTCTTCGTCGGCGTGGTTGAGAAACGGGTATTTCTCATAAATCTTGGTCGCTTCAGTCTGCAGGCGTGAGTTGAGCCGCTCGATCTGAATCTGCTCGCGTTCCTGCTCAAGCGACTTCACCACCGGCTGCAATTTCTTGTCGAGTTCGGACTGGTCTTCGGCGCGATCGACCTTGCGCATCTCGGCAAGGTACGTGGCGACGTCAAGATCGTTGGATTCGAACTTTTCCTTCAGCGTGTTGCGCTCGGCTTCGAAATCGCGCGGCTTGGCATCTTCGACCGCCGGTGCCGCTTTCTGCTCGCGTTCGGCCAGGGCGCGCGCGAGCATGGCGTTCTGCTCGGCGAATGCCTTGCGCTCGTTGTTGACCTCGTCGAAGCGGCTTTTCGGTATGCCGCGGGGATTGTCGTCACCGACAAGCGCTTCCAGATCTTCGGTGCTCAGGTCGGTGAGAGCGCTTTCCGGTGTTGCCTCGACGACGCCTTCCTCGGTTTGTTCGGTCTCGGCGCCTTCGCCCTTCTCCGGCGTTTCGACGGTATCTGCAGTTTCGGTTTCGGGGACGTCATCGTCCAGCGGTACAGCGGAAGTCAGTTCGCGGGCCATTAGTCTTGCGCTCCAGCGTCGCCGTCAGCGCCGTCGCCTTTGACGACCGCCTTCAGGTGGGCCAAATGCTGTTTGGCTGCGGCCTTGGCTTTCGCGTGCCGGCCCTTGTCGGCCTTGATCCTGTTCGCGGCAATGAGCGTGTGCATGTCGGCCTTGGCGTCGTAGTCGTCCATCATCGAATCCTGCTTACCAGCCGGATACGGCTTGGCAGCAAGCGCTGCTTTCGCTGGGGTTGTTGCGATACCTTTCATTTGAATTACCTCGTTACCAATGCGGAAAGAAACGGCGCATGAAGCGCCTGAATCGTTGGCTTGTCTTGAACTCGAAAAAACCGACGCAGAACAACCGGTCGTAATCGCGAAATCCGAAGTGCATCTATTGGCCTCCCTCGATCCCTGCATCCACGCCACGATCTGGAGACGCCGGAAACTGCGGATGCGTGTTGTGCGGCATCGTGGTTTTCTGCGGAACTGAAATCGGCAGTTCGCCGGGAACCGGTGCCGGAATGCCGGCTCCTGGATCCTGCGGAATCGGATTCGGCGCCGGGAATCCAGCGCTCTCCAAAATCGAATCGGCGACCGGCGACAGATGCGGAACGGCGGCAACCTGCGCGGCGGCTTGGGTCGCTCCGTACTCTGCCGTCACCAGCGTTTGCACCGCCTTGGCCTTGGTCAGCGCCGCATTGGCAGAAGCCGCCTGCGCCTGGGCCGTCTTGAGGTCCGTTTCGGCCTGCTCGATCGGACTCGGCTGCGGCGCTTCCGTGGTGTCGATGGCCTGTGCGATCTCGGCCTTGTCGGCCAAGTTGGAATACTTGAGCAGGTATTGCACCGGGATGTGCTTGCCTTGCTTGGCCAGCAATTCCTCAATCGCCTTGCATTGTTCGAACTGACTGTTATCGAACGTGATCTGCATCGGCTGTTCGGCGATGACGATGCCGTACTTTCCGATCGTGAGGTCGTGCAGTATCGAGCCGTCCGGCATTTGCTGATTGACCGTGATCGGCTGGCTCTGCGGCCGGCCGAACGCGTCGAGCTGCGTGATGTGAATCACGCGCTCATCGGAAATGAAGTCCTGGATGTAGTCGAGCACGCGCTCGGCCAGCATGTGGCGCGAGCGTGCGAGGTTGTCCAGCGGCAGCGCCAAACTCTGCTGCGCGGCGTATTGGCGGCTCTGCTCGGCAACGCCGGAACGATCCTGCGGGCCCAGGCCCAGCATAGAATCATTGATATGCGTCGTGGCCTTGATGTTCTCCGAGGCCATGTCGATGAGCATCTTGAAGCCAGCCGGCAACGGGCTTGGAGTCACTTTTTCCGGCCAATTCTTCGCTTCCGGCTTGACTGCCAGATTCAGCCCGTTGAGCGAGCCGATGTCTTCCATGTCCTCGTCTTCGTGATTGGCGAGTGAACCTGCCTCCCACACCCAGCCCGAGTGCGCGTTCGAGTTCATAATCTCGATCGTTTTCTGCACCGCCTTGTTCTTCACTTCCTGCGGGCTGATCGCGTTGTCGACCATGCCGCGCCGGCGACCGCGGCGGAAGTACGGGAAGAACGGAATGACGGTGAAATGCTGGTACGGCGACCAGTCGTCGTGCAGCAACACGTCGCAGGCTGCCGATACCGTCCAGCGCACGCGCCGGATGCGGCGCAGCGAGATTGGCAGACGCGCGGCGATAATCGCCTGCATTTCATCCGGGCCGAGGTTGTCGACCGGTTTGATGTCGCCTGTCGGGTAGATCGCAACGCGCCCCATCTCGTAGACGTGGTGCTGGCGGTCCACAACCCGGTAACGAATCACCGAGCCATCACTGATCCAACTGTCGAACGGCGCCGCTTGCGTCAGGTCGTCGCCAAAGCGCGAGCGCGGCGCATCGCCTTCCGTACCGTCGCCCCAGTCCTGTTCTGGGCGGTTGATGCGCTCCACGCACATCTTGGCCGCCTCGGCGCCGTAGTCCTGCTCAATCTGGTCCGCAGTGAGCCAGCGCGTTTCCGTCCAGTCCAGCCAGTCGTCCGGGTCGTAGCTTTTGGCGTCCGGGTCCGGTATGCCGTCCATCGGGTCGATGGTGCGCATCGCAATGTCGCCGAGCGCGTTGTCGTCGAACGCCATCCGAACATCGATGTAGCCGCTGGCCTGAATTAAACCATCCGACCACTGCTGCGTTTCGAGCCACTTGTGCCGGCAGTTGTCGAGAATCTGCTTGACGACGAGGTTGAGAATCTTGGCGGTCGCATCGTTCGCGCCATTGCCTTTGGCGACCAGTTGCACGTCCATGCGTTGCGCGATTTGGTAGCCGATCGCCGCATTGACGGCACCCATGATCTCGTTGACCTCGGTCGCCATGCGCTCGCCGAGTTCGGCGACGACGGCAGGGTCCCACTGCAGCCCGGCACCGAGGTAGAAGTTTTCGCACTTGCGCGCCTGCTGGCAGTACTGCACATGCCCGCGATTGCGCACGTACTCATACCGGCGCCAGTTCTTGCGCGCGATTTCTTCCTTCGTCGTATCGCCGATCAGCGCGCCTTGCGCGTCGACCTTGGGAACGACGTCGGCGACCGTAGCGTTCAATGCACTGCGCCCGAACGGAAGCCGGTCAACTTGTTCGCCACGATGTCGAGCATGAGCTCGAGCCAGCGGTGGTCGGCGAGCTCAAGGTCTTGGAAATACTGCTGCCCGGTGTCGACGTCCCACGCCATGCGAATGAAACGGTGGCCGTTTTCCAACTTGCGCTCAGACTCCGGCGCGTTGTTCCAGATGAACGCCTGCGCCTCGGCGCGCGTCAGCGGTGCCTGGAGTTTGATTCCTGTGCCTATCGTGCTCATTGCGCGCTAACGCCAGATGGCGTTCCGTTAATGCGCGATGGCGGCATTTCTGCTGCGTAAACCAACGGCAAGATGCCATTGATGATCGCGTACTCACCTGGATAGCCAGTTACGCGGCCATCGGCATAGATGCTGACATGCGCGCCGTCGGCACCCATGATCTCGAACACCGGGTTATCGGCGATCCAATCTTTGATATTCATACGGCCATCGGGTTCCGAGTTCGGTATTTGGCTTGCTTGAGTGCGCGCAGCTTGGATTGCCACGCTGGGACGTCCAGACGCTTGCGGTCAGCCACGTGGGCCGCGAACGTCAGCGCGAGCGCGTCGGCGCTGTCTGGCGACGGCATGCCGCGCGCCTTCATGTCTTCCTTCTTCTCCAACTGCAGCCGGTTGCGGTTGTCGAAGCTGTACTCCGGAGCGGTCAAGTCGCGCACTAGACTGTCATCCGGCGGCAGACATCCAGCTTCAACAATCCAAGCCAGCGTGCGGGCCCACAACTCCATGCGCAGGTTGTAGAAGCGGTTTTCGTCGAACGCCCTTTCGCCGGTCTGAATGGCGTGAATCAGCTTGCCGTAGCCCAACTGGCGTAGCCGATCAATCAGACCCCAGCCCATGCCGGATGCGTCGATGAAGACTGCGTCCGGCTTCCACGCGACGATTTCCTCGACGACGTGGTAGGCCAACTGCATCAAATCAGGAATGCGCAATCGCCGTGGCGGATCACACTTGATTCCCTGACGCTTGAGGATTACCGACTCGTCGTCGCCATGCCTAGCGACATCCACACCCATCACGCGTGGCGCGTGGTTGTACACATCAGGAGCCGCTATGCGACCCTGCGCAGTAGCAACAACATCACTGCCGATGTACTGGCTTGAATTCGG